GGCCTTTGCCTTTTGCGTTGGGAACAAAATAGTAGCCGAACTTCGGTACGGCCGGTCGACCTACTTTCTTATCTGCCTGTTTTGGCTTCGCTCCCACGTGCTTAGGTGGCATGATGGGCTGGGGGTTCACAGGTTCCATGTGAGCACCGTCCACCTGGGGAGCGACCAACGTGTCATCAATGACAAGTGTAGCTTTAGGCTGCTTAGCCTCTGGTGCAAGACAGCAGGGTGGCATCAGTATAAGCGAGCGGGCTTCGGGATGATTGGACATCGCCACAGCAAGCCACGCTTGGAACGCTGCGGCATCAAACCCCGCTAGCTGCTCCTCAGCAAAATCGTCCATCCATGTTTCATAAAGGTTTGGAAATTGCTTCTCACTTGTATACTGTGCCCACCACGACTCATCGCCCACTTTCCAAGTGCGCAACAAATTATGGCGTCTGCCTAACTTGACCAAATCACGGATAATAGGCGTATTTGCGTCCGTGAGGGCTAAGGCTCCGATCTTCTCAGCGAATTTGGCATATGAGAATGCATCATTGACATCCTTCTCGGGATCACAACGCAGATCGGTGGTAGTGTGTAGCTTGGACAGACAACGTCTGATGTCCACCATGGAATTCAAGGATCCATAGAAAGGCGAGTATATACGCCCCAGAAACGACACTACAGGAATACGGTCATCACTTCGTCTCTCTATGTACTCGAGAGACATGCCCGTGACCTTGGCAACGTGGAGCACGCACTGCTGTGTGCGCACATCCATGGCAGTTAGAGAATCATCTCCTAAATATTGACCGAGACTATCATACGCCTTGCTTGGGGATTGGCCAGCCAATCGCCTCCCACAATACTCGATGAACACATTCCACAACGTGTTAAAGTCAGCGGTGTCCAAACTGCCGGACAACTGGCACCACCAGGTTTCATAACTTATACCTGATGGGGTGACGGCCTGCAAGTGAAAATTCTTGCTGTAGGCCTGCAATGCTTGTAAGGTGTACGCCGGGTTCATAAGCCATTTGATGAACCCCATGATGAACCATCGTGTAATACGCGATATGGTACCATCGAATCGATTGTAATCACCTTCCAAAACCCTGTGCACTTGGTTGCATATCTCCGCAACGCGCTGAGCAATCTCATGCGGCGTGCGGCCTATGGCGGACCAACCAGCGGATCTGATAACTTCTGCTATCGCATACATGATGAGGGAGTACTGCGCTTTAGTGGGGGCACTAAGGATGCTAATCCCACGAGGGTCATTAGCATAGGAGTAAGCTTCACGCTTCATCATGAAATTGACGATATTAGAAAAGATCCCAACGAGGGCGAATAC